CTTTGTTTCCCACTCGCCTGCATCATCTGAGAAGTTTGCTACCCAATTGTTTCCCATATGAGTTCTGTTGTTTTCAACCACCTGGTTTCCAAAGTTTAGCGTCCCTGTGCGATGAATCATTTCCATTCCATTTTGCACAAAACCAAGACTCATAAAGCCAGCAAGACCGTTGCAGTCAACAAACGTCATTTGCGACATTTTTTCCTCTCCTAGCGCATTCCTACGGATGGACTGTATACTGAGAGGAAAGATGCGACCTGTCTAAATCACTTTATTTAGCTAGTTTTTTCTGCCTGGGTTCTTCCTACCTCGTACCCACAACCAGCGTATCCTGCAATATCAATCCAGGTATCAGGTTGAAACCCAGATTTATTTGCGTATCGTGCGATCTTTAATCCAATCATCAACATTCCCACGTCTTCCTGGGTAACATTTATCCCAAGAATTACTGACCATATTCTTGCGATGCGATCAAAGTTTTCCTCAGGACCTCCATATTGAATGTCACGATCACCTGCAATGATGCGTGCAGCTTCGCGCAATGCCTCTACTCGATATAAAGATTTCTCATCACTCATATTATTCCTCTATCTTTGTCTTTACAATTACGTATGCCATGTATCTTTTATCATTTTCTGTAGATGCGAGCATGCGCACCTCAGCGCCTAGCGGAAGTGTTGCGTCTTCATCTTCGTTTATTCTCTTCCACTCAGTTATAACTTTTTCCCTTACCTGTGAAATGGTTTCACCGGACACATAAAATTCAATAGATGATCTCATTGAATTCGTTTCTGCAGTTGATAAGGAGCGTAGTGAGCGCCGTCAAGAATTGGTTCCTTGTCATCAGTTGACTTAAACACAATATCTCCGTAGCGCACAGCGACAACACGTCCTCTTCTTCCATTGTGAATAACTCCTGTGCTACCGTCATAGGCATCAGCCTTTACACGAACCTCATCACCTACGTTAATTGATCCTGGTTGCGCATCAATCCATTTTTCAGTTGGTGGCTCAGGGATAATTGAGTGTGTAAGCGCCAGTTGTGGAAACAACGCAATAGCTTCCTTTACTTGTGGACCAGAAAGATCAAGCGTTTCCCACGTCTTTAGCAGCTTTAAGATGGCATTCCCAACACCAACCTTTACACGTGCACCTTGCATTTGCTGGCGCACCCAGTCATAATTTACCTCAGGCATTTCCGTCTACCTCCTTTGGAAGACATTTTGCACACATATCTGGTGATGCGCCTCGACCAACGTCGTCAATTGCACGGGCGCAGAGCGCACATTTGACGCCAATCTCTTTAACCTTGTATCCATCTAGTTGTCTTTGTTTGTTTCGTTCCATCTTTTCAATGTAAAACTTATCAAGCATCTCATCTGTTCCACCAGCTGCAACAATAATATTTGCGACAAAGTGTAAAACGTCAACCGCCTCCTTGACAATTTCCTCGCGATCTGCATATGGCTTATCGTGTTGCCAAGGCTTCCATGATATTGCCTGACGCATCTCTGCAAGTTCATCGTCAATGGCAAGCATATTCCAACGCATGTACTCAATGAGACGACGAATATTTGCGTCTTTGTCGCCTGACATGTCATCAAAGTTTATGTAATAAACGTCTGTTTGTAGATCCTTTGTGCGTTTAATCCAGTTGTTAAACAATATTCCCATGACTACTATTTTCCTTTCGTTGCGTATAGGTTTAATGCGTCAGATACAGTCACCGCAGCATCTCTACGAGACGGAATTGACTTAGCATATTCTTCTCTTTGTGCGTGAGCGACTTCCACGCGTTTGTCAATGGGAAGAGTTTCAATGTGAGATGCAAGATATGTCCATGAATCTCCAATGGCTTGACTCTCTCGCCAATCTGTAGCTACGGGAGTAGAGGCGTTAAGCGACTGTATTAGTCGATATGACCACCAAGTACCTCCTGTTTGATACGGACTAATTAAGGAGCCAATGCCAGAGCTTATTTGTGAGAATACCTGCTCGTCGTTCCAACCTTTATGCCACTTCATTGGAATTGACTGATGCACAAGCATTCCAGTTACTTCTTTTATCCAACTCGTGTTGTAGTTTTCAACTACCCATTTATCACGTTTTTCGACTTCAATTGAGTCCTGTGTAGATAATATGTATGAGTCCAGGTTTATTGCAAACAGTGACTCAGCCGCACCTGCAGGCAATTGAGAAATTACCTTGCCTGTTCCAGACCAGGGAAGCGCTGGATACAATGTAGTTGGCCACTCATCATTAAGAAGTCGATTTACAACCGCAAGTAAGTTTGATGCCATACCTGGAACTGTTGCATACATAAAACCTTTACGGTAGGAATAAAAAGGCTTTGTTAAGTTATCTGGAGTTTTTGCTATTGCACGTAAGCTTGCAGTAATGCGTGTTGGCTCTGGCGCATCAATGAAAAAGCGTAGTTTAGACGACTCTTGTAGAAGATCTATTAAGTTAAGTGCACCGTATACGCGGTTTGCGCTTAAACTTGTTAGTGGGCTAAGTCCAATAAGCACAAGATCGTATTGATCAAGGTCATTTATGTTCCATGAAATATCAGGATCATCTTGAACTACCTCGTGCCCCATCTGAGAAAGAACATTACAAATAAGTCCAGCAAAAGATAGTGAGCGCTTATTAGCCTCGGCTGATGCATGAGGCGCACTCATTCCTGTAATAAGTATCTTACTCATGCAAGTGTACCATCAGCATTTCTTTTTAGTCCTTTGTCCTCTTGTAGTGCGCGATTTATGATGCGACTGCAGTGTTCTACGAACGACGAGTATTGAGGAACAAACGGAGTAAACGCATCGCGTTGCGCCTGAGCTGCCTCAATAAGTTGAGCATCACTCATCTTTTCAACGTCTGCAATTTTAAGTTTATACGCGTCACCTAATGGATCGCCTTCACCTTTGTCAGTTACAAGAATTGATCCTACGTGCGCGGTGTAAAGAAAACGACTGCGCCACCAGCCAGACCCAGCGTGCGGATATGGTGGAGAAAGAATTCCCCAATGTTGATTGTAAAACTCCAACACGTCCTTCTCTGTATCAAACCTTTGTCCGCCAAGCTTTTTAATAAGCTTACGACTTCCAACAATCTCAACTGGCCATGTCAGGTTTTTCTTTTCAAGCCAAGTATCATGCGGCATTAACGCACCTAAAACCCATGCGCGTTTCTTAAGTGACTGATTTAGCGGAACTACAGGACTCAGCGTAGGGACTATTGTCGATGTTGGGTCTAATGCCTCAATTGGACCAAGTTCCTTTGGCATACGCTTACGCACAATAGATCTGTCGCCAAATGAGTACATAGGACAAACTGGAACCATACCAGCAGACCAACGCTCAATTAAAAGATCCTCGGCAGCTTGAACAAGTCTTTTCTCCCAGGGTTTAATTGTTTCATCGTTATCCATCATGTAATAACGTTCAATGTAACACTTCTTTGCCGCATCTGGACTTACTGCACGCACTCTTTCAAGTGCAGCCTCAATGTCTGCGCGACTAAAATACGTTGCGCCTTCGTCACCGCGATGTTCAGTTCCAACAAGCAGGTGTTTATACAACATCTCAGGTTTACGAACTAGCGCCTTTGCTCCGTTAAACACAGTGTTAAACTGCCAATCATCAAAAAATCCAACACAAGGTAGTCCAGATGACAGCGTGTAAAGTGCACCCATTGCGCCTTGTCTACCATTAAGCGAGTTTAATGGTGCAAGATTGACCCAGGCAACATCATACGAAGACAGGTCCTCGCCAGGAGTTACCTTACGCCAATCAACTTCATGACCTAACTCACGCAACGCCTGTGCAATAGCTGCAGGCACGTCGATTTTTTGTATCGTCCTTTTTTCAGTGTTTATCTGCAGTGCAGTAAACCCTGTCATTAAGACAGATAACTTTTTCATAGTACTCCTCTCGTGCTAAGTGTGTTTAGCGCGTCACCTACGCATAATATACATAGGTGACGACTAAACGCACTTAGAACGGAGAGGCAGGTGCCGCCGCTACTGGTGCAGGTGCAGGTTCAGCTGCTACAGGTGCAGGTGCTGCAGCTGGTGCAGGTGCAGGTGCAGGAGCAGGAGCTGCTGCTGCAGCAGATGCTGCTGCTACAGGTGCAGCTGCGTAGTACATCTTGATTTCGTTTTTCTTGTTACCTTGCCAGGTACGTGAACCTACCTGTGCACGGAACGAGCGTCCCTTTAATGCTGCTTCGATTTGAGCATTTGAAGGATTAGATGCAAAGAACTCGCGGCCAAGACCGAGAGCTCCCATCTTGCGGAAGAACATTCCGAGAGCTGCAGAGTTATCTGGTGTAACTACTAAGTTATCCCAAATTAGTCTCTTTGCGTGAGCGCCAGTTGTTACCTGTGCCTTAACTGCAAACATAGTCTTGCCTGATTGCGAGACCTTTGCTGTAGCCTCTACGATGGTTAAATCATAATCGCCATCGGGTAGAGGTTCATAACTTGCTGATTCACCTGCGTCTTTAACGAGGTCGCCCCAGTTGAGAGTACTCACTGATTAGCCTTTCTGTTCTGTTGGTTGTGGTTGTGGTGGTGTCTTTGGACCAAACACGACATCGAGCATGCGCTCAATGCCGAGATTCTCTTGTTCTACTATTGCGCCAAGACGTCCTTGAACGCGCTCGCCAGCTTCGTACTCGTTAGTACGTTCTACGTACATGCGTCGCACTTTATATGGAGATTGCAGTGGATCTGGGTTTGGTAAAGATTCGACTGTCAACGCTCCAAGAATATCATAAAAATATGGTGCTTGGATTGCTAACTGTCCTTGTAAGTATGGACGTGAACGTCCATCACTTGAGCGTGCCATTGCAGTTAATACAACAGCTTCTAGTGGGTTAGTTGGGTGCATGGTTAAATCACGTAGGTCACGCAGCAGCGCTCCCATGTGACGAAGTAGTTCACCCCACTGTTGCATTTTCATTTGTTCATTGCCTGCAATTGAGTCCATACATTTAACCTGTAACTCAGATATTGAGTCAATGATTAAGCTTTTGAACTGATGCTTACCTAGTTGCAGCCATTGATACGTCTTTATAACTGTATCGTAATCACGGACGGTGACAACACATGTATCCCAGGTACCATCTGCGACAGGTGGTTCTTCGCGCAGCGGGTCCCAATACTTAACTATGATTGGCAGAAATCGATGTCCGCCTTCAACGTCAAGCATTAGTCGGGGATACGGTGCTGTGACAGCAAAGGTGGACTTTCCAACCTTAGACTCTCCATACACCATCATCGTGAGGGATCTTTGTACTTGTGACATGCGTCACTCACTTCCTTTCTTCTCTTCTGTTCCGTAGTATCCATATGGATCTCCTACATCGAACATTTCACTGATTGCTTGTTCGGCGGCGCTTCCGTCGTCTAACAAAGGGCATACAGTGAAAAACTGGCATTTCCATTTACAGTCGCGACTTGGGCGCGGGTATGCAACGTAGCGATGATCTGCACCTGCGTCAAGGTCATCGCGTGTTTTCATTAGATCAGTTAAAACTCCGTTTACTCTTTGCCAAAAAGAACGCAAGGCAAAGACATTGTGACGTACTTCAATTTGATCAAAAAATGGCGGACGTGCATTTGTGCTTCTTTTTACCTTTTTTAACAAGGTAAATATTCCGCCTTCGCTTCTTTCACCGTCTTTATTTTGCGCTGTCTCGAGTAACATATACGTAAGTATCTGCTCATTCATGTGTGCCATCGCACCAAAGTCTGTAAATGATCCACCGACAGTCTTAAAGTCGCGGAACATACGCACACCATCAGCCTTACGACGAACACGCATATCGATCTTTCCTTGAAGCTCTACGCGTCCTTCAAGCATTGGCATTGAAATAATTTCCTCGGTAGAGATCATCTCAAGCTCTGAGTCAATTCCATTTTCCTCTACCCATTGCAGGTAACCTTCAAGCATGATGCGCCCAAGCTCTGCCTCAGAGTCAAGATCGTAAGTATCACGAAATGAATCCTCTAACGCCTTACGGTCTGTTGCAACTAACATAGAGTGCGCCTCTAAAAGTGGAATACTTTTTGAGTAGTAATCATCAAGTGCCTGGTGAATACGACTTCCAAGTGCGAGCGCACCTGTCATCTGCTGTGTTTTAGGTTGTAAGCGTCTATAGTAACTTAACCACCACTTACGCTTGCAGTCCTTATACGTTTGAACTTCAGAGTTAGAAATCTTTATAGGCTCTGTCATAGTTTTCCTGCCTTATCGTCTTTAAGTAAGCTAAGTAGCTTGTCTTTGTCACGAACAATTTGTTCGAAGTTGTCTGCCTTGGTTTCAAGAACTTGAATCACCCGTTCCTCGATAGTTCCTTCAGTAACATAGTCTGTCACAATAATTGAGTCATGAATTTCTGATCCAATACGGTGTACACGATCTAAAGCCTGTCTGTGATCAACAAGTGACCATGGACGTTGCAACATGATTAGGCGACGTGCGGCAGTGAGTGTAATGCCAACGCCGCCTGCCTGCGCGGTAAAAAGAATCCACTTAATCTTTCCTGCTTGAAAATCATCTACTGCCTGCTGTCTTTCGTCTTCGTTTTGAGCTCCAGTGATAAGACCGTGTCGTATACCTTCCTTAGTTAGTGCAGCGCTTAAAAGATAAATTAACTGTCTTGAGACTGCACATACGGCGACCGAGTCATTTCCAAAGTCACCACTTTTTATATCGTCCATCAAGGCATCAACCTTACACGATGGCTCGGTAAGTACCGCCTTTATCTCACCTGTAGTTTCGTTTACTGCCATCTCTGCGTATGAGCTTGCAAACTGTAAAAGACGAATTGTTTGTGTAAGTGCTGACGGCGCGGTTATTGCATCTCCATTTTCTAACTCTGCAATCATCATGTCACGCATTTGCTTATAAGCTTTTTCCTGCTTGGTTGACATCTCAACGTCGCGACGCTCGAACATCATCTCAGGTAGCCAAGGAAGAACCTTAGCCTTAAGCATACGACGCATGCGTGGGTTTATTGCTGCATAAAATTCTTGTTCCATATGAGGCTTTACGCCTAAAACCATCATGCCACCAAAGGCATTAAGCATGGTGTTAATCATTCTGTCAACCCAACGTGTCTTACTTGGCCACTCATTTGGACTTAGCCAGTGAAGAATTGACCATAGATCTAAAACATCATTTGCAATTGGCGTTCCTGTAAGTGCAAATCTAATATCCGCATCACCTGTGGCGGCCCAGAGCGCACGAGTTTGCTTTGACTTTGCTTCCTTGGATCTGTGAATTTCATCAGCTATAACTGCCTTAAAATCAATGTTGTTTAATTCACGCAGATGAACTTCGCAGCGATTTTCCGAAACCTTTTCATCGTGCCCGCCGCAGGAC